GCAAACAATTTACAACTTTTATACTAGGGCAAACCCTAATTTGGTTTTCAATTTGAAACGCATTGAAAAATAACCCCCTCAATTTAGTTTCAAAATTCAATCGTATTGAAACATAACCCCCCTCTTTACATAAGTTAGGAAAAACCCTTAGACCTATGTAAGTAAGCACTCACTTACATAATGGGATAGTGAGCGCTTACTTACATAGATCAGATTGCCTAAAAAATAGGCAAATCGATTCTAAGCGCATTTATAGGGCTTTAGAGCGCTTTGGCGCTGAAGTGATACCCAAGTATCAAGCAAGCCAAAATAATCGCGCCAAGCCCCTATAATCGAGCCATATTGTCAAAGAGCAAGCAAGCAAAAAGCCCTTGAGATCGCTCTCAATGGGCTCATATACGCGCCAAAACAAAAAGCCAATCACGGAGATTGGCTTTTTGGTTTAGGGCTTACGGGGCTCTAAGTATTGCGACAATGGGCGCAAATTATGTGATTACCCCATCTTTTATTGCGAGAGCAAATTGGGCATCTTAGTTCTTGAGTTGTCATATTGTGAGCCCTTTAAGCGATTGCAAGATCGGAGATGCGATTGAGCGATGGAAAACACTCACGCGCATAAGCATAATCGCTGATGCACTTGATGTAAGTATCCTCATCAATATCACCCCCAATACAAGCATAAGCAATATCAAAGAATGAATCCTCATTGTATCGATCAATAAAATCAAAAATTTGCCCGTATGTGATGTCACTTGCTTTGAAATATCCGATCATCTCGAACTCATCAAAAATGACATCGAGATCGTCATACATTCGCTCATCAGGATCGCGCGGATCGCGCTCTTTTATATTCCCAAGCCATTCCCCATCAAAATAATCAGCGCGAGAATCCCAATAAGCATGAGAATTATATTTATGGCTTTTGGGCGCGTATTGCACGGGCTTTTCTTTGGCTTGCGCTTTGGCATCTTTCGCGCTTTTATTGGGCTTTTTGCTTGCGCTCTTTGATGCGCTCCACGCGTAAGTATTTGAGAGCCATAATCCCGCCCAATAAACCCCCGCATCTTGATTGATCGTGACCATGCGCCCATCGTTATCCATCAGCACGAATTTATTTGATGCGCCAATATGCTCTCCGACAATTTGAGCGAATGATGGGTGCAAAAAGAAATCGGGATTATTCTCAAGCATTGGGCGCAAAAAATCGCGTATATAGTGCCAAGTATCGCTTTTGGTGATGTCTTTGGCATTACCCGTTGATAAAATGCCATTGTGCATGAGCCATAAATCGAGCCCATGCTCTTTTTGGTTTAGCACTTCGTAAGGGTGACAATTCTCAAGATCAAAATTGCCGTGAGTTCTCATTCGTAAATGGAAAGCGCAATTTTTGCCCTTGATATTGGCATGATAAAACTCAATAAAATCATGCGCTGATTTTGGGAGAATTTTCTTGATGACTAATTCCCCATTGATCTCGCTCATCACGCCCACGCCATCAGAATTGAATGAGTAAAAATCGGAGAGCCATTCGTTAGATAATACGGGGCTTGTTTTGGATTGGGTGACTAATAAACACATGGTAGATATCCTTTTAAGTGAGTTGATAAATTTAAACTTCGATTGCTGATGATGCTGATGATTCGATACGGGGATTGGCTTTAACGATTCCCGCTTTAGGCAAATTAAAGCCCTTATCGATAAGATACTTACGCAAAAAGCGCGTATCCTTGCGATTTTCAGGGCGCGATATAAACTCTAAAAAATTGGGTGTTGAGAGTTCATTCGAGCCCATGTCACGGGTAAAAAACCAAGTTGCATAAGTGAACTCTAAGCAAGCCATAATCGTATCGTATTTGAGAGTGCCCTTAAACAATCTAAATTCTATGGTTTTCTCATTCTGAAAATTGAGGGCTTCGTATCGATCAGAATTTAGGTTTTTAAGATAATCGCGCTTTGCTTGGTATCTCCGCGCATCTTTGAGCCAAGATTTATCGCTCTTTTTATCGCGCAATTTTGCGAATGAACTTGCATCTCTCCGCGCAATCGCTTTGATGAGATCGTGATTGGCATCATCATTGATAAAAAATACCATCTTAGCCCCATGCAAAACACTCATGTCCGATTTGCATATATGTATATGCAATCCGCAAGTTCGAGTATCGTGGGATTTTGCGCCCCTAAATGGGCTTTTAAAAAACTCTAATTGCTCCCTATGGACATCAAGCCCCGTATATCCCGTGACAATCTCAAAACCATAATCGAGAGAGCCATCACTCTCCGCGCAAGCATATAAATGCCCTTTATGATTGCCAATCGCATCGAGCAAAACTTCAGCGCGATCTGATCGTGAATAGTTGTCCTCATTGATCTCCATCTCTAATTCTAATCCTAGATATATGGGCTTTTTGCGCTGATCGAACTCACTAGGAATATGTCCCAATTTGCGCTTACTTGAGTGATAAGAGCCGATTGGGTAATCGTCCTCATTGTCCTCATCATCATAATCATCATCAGCATCATCAAAAGTGACATAAGTATCGCGTGATTCGCTATATGTATATCCATCGTTGATGCACGATTCGCAAATACATTGATCGTGATAAGCCCATTGAAAATTATTCTCAAAATCAATGCGATTGCAATCATCACATTCCCGAAAATAATCTCCAAACATATCTTCCAAAACTTCGCGTAAATCAAAAGTATTGCGAGCCCATCGGAATTGCGCCCCATTGATTATTTCAAGGGCTTCAGAATCATCATCAGTTGATTTGCATTGAGCCAATGATTCTCCCAATACTTTTAATTGAGTTCGCATCTCATTAAATCCCCGTGATGCAAATACATTCCTATTCCATCGATCAGATCGATATAAATACCCGCGAATATTGTCCTGCATATATAAGCGCATGGATTGAGCCAATGTATCATCGCGCAATTTATCCGTTGAATACTTCAGTAGATTGCTCATTCTGTTAAATCCTTTCAATAAGTGATTGCGAGAACTATTCCCGCTCCCCGATTGTAAGCGCATAAATATGACATTTTGGTGTCATTGATCTAGGTGTTTACCCTTGCTCCCCATTGTGGGATATTGGGGGAGATCGTGGGATTTATGGGGGAGCGATTGCCCGATTGATTGCGCTATTCGCGCCCCATCTTCAATGTGACCATCGCGCGCGCATTGAACTGTAAGCCCCCTATCGCGCCCATCGCGCCCATATTGGCATCACGGCAATATGAGAGCCCCATCTCATGCCCTCATCGCTTATGAGCCCTCTATGCCCGTGCACCAACTTGGTGCATTGGGGGAGAGCCCTTGATGGCTCGCGCCCACAATGTAAGTGAGCGCTCACTTCGCGCCCATATACCCATGATGGCAATATGGTTATTGATGTAAGTAAGCGCTTACTCACTTAGGGGTGCTTTTTATATTGCGATGCACCAAATTAGCAGACCCCCCTAGGTGGGTGGGAGGGCCCCACATAGATTGACAGCCCGTTTATTTTTTGTAGTTTGCACAAAACCTTTACCTGCAAAATTTTTTTTTGAAAAATTACAGGAAAAAGCATTTCATAATGTGGGAACCCTGACTACTGTTGCTTTAAGTATTGCTCGTAAGTCCTTGATAGTTCGTTGAGGGTGCGCTTGTAAGTCCTTGATTGTCACAGTAGTCATAGTAGTCACCCTTTATTCTTATTATTTTATTATTTTAAAAAAGAAAAAGATTTATCTTGGGGTAAAAGTGAAATAGACCCTGACTACTGTGACTACTATGACAATTTTTAGTTTATTTTTTGGATTGGGACGGAAATTGCTATAATTTTGCATTAGTTAGATTATGAGTAAATACGTATACCAAATCCAAGGTGCTCTAGAAAGCGAAGACGGTGTTCTTCGTGGCTTGAGGGTTTTGGTTTGCGACCTCTATAACTTCGATTCTGTTGATGTGCCCATCGCTGTATTGGATAAAGAAACCCGCGCGTACCTTAAATACCGCTTAATGGTGACTGAAGCCATCAATATCCAGCGATTGCCCATCAGAATCCAAAACAACATACGAGCGCCGTTAGGGCGCTGGCTGGACCGATGGGTCCTTGATAATTTCCATGGCGATTCTAGCGAACGAAAAAGTATTAACCCTTGATTATTGGAAGTATGCGCATACTTTGTCTGAAGGCGATTACGTCTTTAACCGTGAAGGCAAGCTAGTACGCATTAAACTCATCCAAAAATACCGAGCCAATGACTGCTATCAGGTTGTCTTTAACGACCATCTCACGGTTTCGGGTGACAAAAATCTACGTTTCCCCCTAGAAAATACTAAATACCGCAAACGCCTAAACGAATACAAAGGCAAACGCCAGTTTTTGCGCCCGTTAAAAGATACCAAGCTGGAAGACTTACTGACTGCCAGCCTTAGGAACAACAATAACCGTTTGGCTTTCTCGGTTCCATCTGCAAAACCCTTGGAACTACCGACCCAGACGTTGCCAGTTCCACCGTTTATCTTCGGGTTTTGGTTTTTTAATCGCCGTTCTACCAAAAAGTTAGCCGCGCCCCGTGGCAAATGGGAAGAAGTCGAGCGCCAGTTCAAAGAACATGGCTACAAGATTACGGTTGGCAAAAAGATTAACACTGGCGAGCGGGAGTTTTCTGTTTATCCGTCCATTGAGTCCCAACTCATGCCAGATATCCCGTGGCAGATCCCAAACAACTATCTGCTAGGATCAAACGAACAGCGTCTTGAGTTGTTGCGCGGAATATTACACGCAAAACATCGACAGTATTCTGTAAAGCGTGACCGATTTAGATTTACCTCACAGCATCAGCGCATTTTTAACCAAGTGCAGTTTCTTGTGGAATCACTCGGTCACAAAACAACCTGCATGTTTGATGAGACCAAAGAATATTACACAATATCATTCAAATCTAGGTTAAAATTACTAGATGAACAAGTATCACCACCACTAAAAGTGCACAACGACAGGCGGTATATAAAACAAATTGAACCCATGGGCGAACAGTTATGCGTCCACATTGAAACAGAAGGAGCTGATAATAGCTTCTTGGTAGGAGCCGGTTTTATTTCATGTCTTTAACAGCAAAACAAGAACTCGAACTGAAAAAGTTTGCCGCCGCACGACAGCATTGGCCCAAAGCCGAGCTTGATGCAGCCATCTGGCGCATCCGTTGGCACCTACAAGCACTACCACACCAAAAAGAACCAGAAGATGGAGAATATGACACGTTTCTTATGCTCGCGGGCCGGGGATCTGGCAAGACGCACACTGCTAGTCATTGGATTGGTATTAGGGCTTGGGTCTACAGCGGAACCCGCTGGCTTGTCACAGCTCCTACATCAAATGACATCCGAGCAACCTGCTTCGAAGGAGACTCCGGACTCCTCAACATCATCCCCAAGTCACTCATCAGGGACTACAACAAGTCCCTCTTCGAAATCACCCTTACCAACGGCTCCCTCATCCAAGGCATCCCCGCCTCAGAACCAGAACGGTACCGCGGTAAGCAATTCCATGGAGCATGGTTCGACGAGCTCTGCGCATTCGAATACCTCGACGACGCGTACGACGGTGTGCAGTTCACGTTGCGTCTTAGAGACCCACGGATCGAGCGCGTCCAACAAATTATCACCACAACACCTAAACCAAAAGAATTAATTGTCGACCTTGCCGAAGGTAAAATCGGTGGTGATGTGTACATGGTTAACGCTAGTTCGTATGATAACCGGCAAAACCTTTCTGAAACATTTTTCAAACAGCTAGAAACTTACGACGGCACTGACATTGGTCGTCAGGAGATCTATGGTGAGATCCTTGACCCCGAGCAGGCTGGTATCATCAAACGCAGACAGTTCCGCATGTGGCCAGCTGACAAGCCCACCCCTGACCTTGAGTATGTCATCGCGTCATACGACCCAGCTACCAGTGAAAAAACCACCAACGACCCAACGGCTTGCACAGTATGGGGTGTGTTTGAGACCACCGACATTGGTGTGGGCATCATACTCTTGGATGCTTGGGACGGGCACTTAGCTTACCCAGAGTTGCGCCGTAAAGTAATCGACGATTTTAAAGAAGTAGTCTATGGTGCGGATAATGACTTTGCTAAAGGACGTAAAGCAGACATGGTGCTGATGGAAGATAAGTCCGCTGGTATCTCATTGATCCAAGAGTTGCAGGGTTCTGGTATTGATGTGCGTGGTTATAACCCCGGTCGTGCCGATAAAGTGCAGCGTATCAACATTGTTGCGCCCCTAATTGCCAAAGGTAAAGTCTGGATACCAGAAGACCCCAAGATCAAAGGCGAGTTTGCAGACTGGGCTAAACGGTTCCTCAGGCAAGTGTGTTCGTTCCCAGAAGGCGGTGGTCATGATGACTATGTGGACTCTTTGTCACAAGCCCTGCGTGTTTTGCGCGACACCGGTTGGATTCAGCTTGATCCACTACCAGCGCGCGATTATTCCTATGCCGATGATGATTTCCGTAAACGATCTGCAAATCCTTATGCCCAGTAGGGCGGAAACCTTCGTTTATTTGCATTAGTATTAATAGGAACAATTTCCACCCAATTTTATAGAATCTATGGCAAATCCACAGTTAACCATCCAGCAAGGCGGCAATCTTCCCGGTTTAGACCGTGATGAGGATATTAAAGATGACGCTGAGCAAGAATCGCAAAAGGAAGAGTTTGAGCAAGAGCTCGGCTTAGATCCAGAAGATGTGGATCAAGAAGTCATCGAGTTAGATGATGGGTCGGTTGTTGTCAACTTCAAACCCAAAGAAGGTCCACAAAAGAATCCTGAGTTTTATGAAAACTTGGCAGAGACCTTTGATGAAGATGTTCTGATTACATTGGCTTACGAATATCTTGACTACATTGATGTAGACAAAGAAGCCCGTAAGCAACGCGATAAACAATACGAAGAAGGTCTACGCCGCACTGGATTAGGCAAAGACGCACCGGGTGGTGCCGTGTTTGATGGCGCATCCAAAGTGGTGCACCCTGTCATGGCAGAAGCCTGCGTTGACTTTGCTGCTTCTTCTGCAAAAGAATTATTACCCCCTGAAGGTTTGGTTAAGACCAACATCAAGGGCACTGCTGATTTAGAAAAACAAGATACTGCTAATCGTAAGGCAGACTTTTTAAACTGGCAGCTTACTGAACAAATAGCTGAGTACCGTGACGAGATGGAGCAGTTGCTCACTCAGTTACCGCTTGGTGGTTCACAGTTCCTCAAATGGCGTTTTGATGAAGAACAAATGCGTCCTACTTGCGAGTGGGTACCAATTGATAACATCATTCTTCCATACTCCTCTACCAATTTCTACACATCACAACGCGTTACTGAAGTACAAGATATTACTGAAGACATTTATCTTCAGCGTATTGAGCAAGGTATTTACAAAGACATCGAGTCATTCACGACATCCGATGCACCGTTAACTGAACAGACTCGTTCTGAAGAAGCCAATAATAAAATCGAAGGCAAAGAAATGCCATCGAAGAATATTGACAATCTTCGTCGTGTTTATGAGATTACCTGCTTCTTGCGTTTGGAAGATGATGAAGAAACTGGTGGGCGCCGCGCCCCTTATATTCTCACCCTTGATGAGACAACCAGTAAGGTATTGGCTCTAAGACGAAATTGGGAATCAGGCGATGAGAAGCTCACAAAACTGGATTGGTATGTTGAATTCAAATTCATTCCTTGGCGTGGTGCTTACGCTATTGGTCTCCCCCATCTTATTGGCGGTTTGTCTGCTGCTCTCACTGGCGCTCTACGTGCTCTGCTTGACGCTGCTCATATCAACAACTCTCAGACATTACTTAAACTCAAAACTGGACGCGTGTCTGGACAGTCTGATAGGATTGAACCCACCCAAGTAGTTGAAGTTGAATCTGGCCCCGGTATTGACGATGTACGTAAGATCGCTATGCCAATGCCATTCAACCCACCTTCATCGGTGTTGTTTGATTTATTAGGTTGGTTAACTACCGCAGCTAAAGGTGTTGTTTCTACTTCTGAAGAGAAGATTGGTGAAGCCAATAACAACATGCCTGTTGGCACAGCCCAAGCGCTGATCGAACAAGGAGCCAAAGTATTCTCAGCTATCCATGCACGTTTGCATCGTAGCCAAGCTAAGTCATTAGAAATCGTATCTCGCATTAACCACTGGTACTTATCCGAAATGGATAACGAATCTGGTACGGAGATTGAGGTTCGTGATTTTGCTGAAAACAACGACATTCGTCCAGTATCAGATCCTAACATTTTTTCTGAGACACAACGTCTTGCACAAAGTCAGGCAATCTTGCAATTAGCCACACAAGCTAATGCAACAAGTCCCGGCACATTTGATATGCGCTCTGTTTATAACCGCATATTGAAACAAATGAAGGTACCGGACATTGAAGAGATTATGCCTAACCCAGAGGGCGCGAATGAATCTAACCCAGCATTAGAAAACGTTTCAATGACAATGGGTAGACCTGCTGCAGCTTACCCCGACCAAGATCACATTGCACACATTAAGGTACACCTTGAATATGCGAACAATCCTGCCTATGGTGGCAATCCCGTTATTGGGCCTGTTTTTGCTCCTCATGCTCTTGATCATATCAAACAGCATTTAACATTACACTACCTGCAATCTATGCGCTCCTATGTGGCGCAGGCATCTGGTGGTCGTGATGTGCTTGAGTTGCATACTGAAAAACCATTAGATCTTGAAGCACAGCAAGCCTTGGCTTTGGCATCACAATTGGTAGACGAAGATTCCAAGCGCACAATGACACCGTATGTCCAGCAGATTGGTCAGTTGGCACAAAAAGTCGCACAGGCACAACAAGCTCAGCAACAAAATCAGCTTATGTCCGATCCAACCGCTGCGGCAATTGTTAAGACTCAAATGGCTGAGACTCAGCGTAAAACGCAAGAGTTCCAAAACAAACTACAACTAGATGTACAAAAAGCACAGCAAGAATATCAGGTTAAAGTGGCTGAGTTGCAACAACAAGTTCAAGAGTTACAAGCAAAATACAGCACCCAAACCAATATTGACAACCAGCGTAATGCTACCGATATTGCTATGGCAAACATCAACAATGCTGCTAAAGAACGCATTGCTATGATTACGGCTGGCGCTCAAATGAATCAAATGCAAGCTCAATTAGAAGCTGAGCAAGATGCATCAGCCAGAGATGCTATCATCGCGGCCGAACAAGATATTCGTGCCCATGGTTTAGCTGTGCAGCAACAAGCATTTGAGCAACAAGCGCAACAAGTCCAACAAGCTATTGAAGCACAAAACAAAATGGCTCAAGGACAACAGCAACTGCAACAAGATATGCAACAACATCAGCAACAGTTAGCTCAAGCAGATCAACAGCATCAACAACAATTAGCGCAAGCTGATCAGCAGCACCAGCAACAAGCACAACAGCAACAAGAGATGCAACAACAACCACCCACTGAGGAACAACAATAATGGCAAAAGATGAATTAGGTTTTCGTCAAACCTACAAACAAATGGGCAAGCAAAGCTCTGGCGGCGGTCCTGACGCTAAGTTAGACCAAGGCGATTCAGGTTCTCATCGTGACAACAACTGGAAGATTGGCGCATCACAAGCTAAGATGGCTAAGTCTTCTAAAGTTGGTCCAGATAAGAATCTAAACGAAATCGGCGGCGGAAACTTTTATTAGTAGCTTTTAGGGCGGAATGCCCCAAATGTTTGCATTAGTAAGAATATGAAGGACATTGTAAGTGAAATTATCGGTCGCGTACGCGCTGAGATAAAAATTCAAGCAGAAACCGTTACTGCGGGGACAAACATCAATTCATTTGATGATTATAGACAGTATGTCGGGAGAATCGAAGGTTTACAATCGACTCTTGACATTATTGACGAAATTTTAACGGAAGACGACGAAGAAGATCTGTAAAGATCGCAGGAGGCCGCCGAATGGCAGCATTTGATATTAATCAAAAAGACGAACCAGATTTACGTACGGAAGAGGAGTGTTTTCCAAGCGTTGATCCCGGAGTCGAAGTAGCTGGAGATCGAGTATTGGTGCAGTTACGCCGAGAAAAGACCACCAGCAAAGGTGGAATCATCCTTGTGGATGAAACCAAACAAACCCTACGTTTCAATGAGACTGTAGCCAAAGTAATCCAACTCGGACCTTTAGCATATAAGTCGCCAGACAACCTCGAACCTTGGATTGAAGGTGCATGGTGTAAAGAAGGCGATTTGGTAAGGACGATTAAGTACGGCGGTGACCGATTTGTTGTTCAGCCTGATGATGATGGCGCCCCAGTGGTGTTTATTACCATTCAAGCACGTGAAATTATCTCCCGCATTCGCAGTTTTGAGTATGCGCAACGCATGAAAGCATTTGTGGATTAATTTTGAAAGAAAATTATGGCAGAAAATGAAAAAGATGTTCCTGTGAAGGAACTTGATGATGGCTCTGTCTTAGCCAAATTAGATTTGCCCGAAGAAATTGAGGTTGAAGCTCAAGAAGAGCAAGAAACCGAAGGCAAGAAAAAGAAAAAAGACAAAAAAGAAGAAGAGCACGACGACGAAGATGAAGAAGCTCACGCTGCTGGCGATGATGAAGCCGCAGAAGAGGGTGAAACTGACGAAGAACGTGAAGCTATTCGTGAAGCTCGCAGAGAAGAACGCAAACTCAAGAAAGAATTAAAGAGACAGCGTGAAATCTCCGCAAAAAACAAGATTACCGCACTTGAGAGACGCAATGCTGAGTTGGCAGAACGCCTTGCAAAAGTGGAAAGCACTGCATCATCGTACCAATTTGCGCAATTAGATAAGGCTATCGAAGACGAAGCCACTAAGATCGAATATGCCAAATTAAAGATGTTAGAAGCTGCTCGAAACAATGATGCCGCGGCTCAAGTCGAATATTTGGAGCAATTGACTGACGCTAAACAGCGTTTTAATCAAGCAACCCATTATAAAAAACAACAACTCGAAGCTGCAAAGGCACCTAAGCAAAATGTGCCTAACCCAGTTAATACCGAAGTTCAAGAAAATGCCACAAAGTGGCTTAAAAAGAACTCTTGGTATGACCCACAGGCTCGAGATACAGATAGTAGAATTGCCAAAGTAGTTGACCAAGAACTTGCCCAAGATGGGTGGGATCCATCAGACCCAGAATACTGGGACGAATTGGATAGTCGTTTATCAACACGACTTCCCCATCGTTACGCATCAAAAGGTAATAGTTTAAATCAACGACGCGCTGCAGGTCCAACGGCTTCTAGCCGCACAACCAACCCATCGGGACAAAAACCCGGCACTATTACGCTAAGTCGTGATCGTGTACAAGCAATTAAAGATGCTGGGGCTTGGGATGATGTAGAGCGTCGCAATAAAATGATCCGCGCCTATGCGCAGTATGATCGTCAAAATAAAGGTTAATGAAAAATGGCAAATACAAGAATTAAACGTGACTTAGATGATCGCTTAGCCGATCGAGCACAAGAAGTAATGGAACGCGCTACTACAGCGAATCCAGATGACATTGCACGTCGTGAACGCCTTGATGCGTTTAGAGACAAGTGGGCAAATAGTGCGTTGCCCGATCTTCCTGCGGGACTTATCCCCGGGATGCACTTGTGTTGGTTATCAACAACCAATACTTACGACAGTATCGACAAACGTATGGCGTTGGGTTATGAGCCAGTTAAAGTCTCAGAATTAGGTAAAGACTTTGAAGGACTAGGCAAGATGAGCTCGGGCAAGTTTGAAGGCTGTGTTAGTTGTAACGAAATGGTTCTCTTCAAGTTACCAGAAGATATCTACCAAGAAGTTATGAAAATGCTCCACCTCGAGGATCCTCTCGAGCACCAACGCAACATTACGGCTAACGTCCGGGGTGCTGCGGAGGGAAGTAAAGGTGGACGTTCCGTA